TTTTAAGAGCTGATAATTTTGCATGAGATCTTAACTTTTCAATTTTTTCTATAGGTAAAGTAGAATCTCTAATAACATCATTAATCTTCATAGGATCGCGATCAAGAGTTCTTAATCCTTTATAATAATCTACATCTTCTCTAACTTTGTTTTTTTCTTCTGCTGCTTTTTTACCATATACTTTATTGTAAACATCAGAATTTAATATAGTATCTAATTCATTGGTTGCATTTTGTATTTCAAGATCAGTCTTTCCATAAACAATAGATTTTTTTAAACGATCAGTATTTGCTTCTAATGCTAATCTATTTCTTTCTAATAAATTATTAGTTGCTGCATTTCTAATAATAATAGAATCTTCAACAGATTGTTTTTGTAAAAATGTATTTAATACTCTTTTAGTAAAGAAATTTTTTGTATCTTTAGTATGATAATCTTGAATAGTTTTAAATTGTTCTTTATAATATTTATCCGCTTCATCAGGATCTTCCATTTTAGATGCTTCATCTTTAACTTTAGATAATCCTGGAACATTTTCATCTCCATTATATATTTTTTCTTTTTTTTCTAAAACTTCTGTTTCAGCTTTTATTTTTTCTTTTTCAAGAAAAAAATCTGTTACACCTTGAGTAAATTTAGAAGATGCCGCTCCAAGAGCTGCAGCTGTTTCCATGCTAATACGCATGCCAGGAGTAGTTTCTACAGCTCCTATTTCTTCTGTGGGTCTAATTTGAGATTGATAAATTTTAATTGCCATTAACCCATTCCTTTATAAATTTGTTGTCCAGTTCTTACATCTCCAAGTAAACTTGAACCAGCTCTAAAATAACTAATAGTTTCAGCAACTCTTCCACGATATCTTTCAACTCTTGCTTCAGCTTCTTTCATAACAGCTGCATTTTCTAATTGTTCTTTTTTAACAAGAGCATTATATTCAAGCATATCTCTATCTCTTGCAAAGTTTAAAGCATTATCCATTAATACTCTGTAACCTGTTCCTTCTTCTGTAACACCTCTAATCGCATAACCAGTTCTAATATCTCCAACTGATTTTGTTTCTAATGCATATATTTGCGGTAGATCAAATTTTTCGTAAACTTTAAATCCTTGTTCAGCTTGTTGTCTTTTTATAAGAGCATCACGTTCATATAAAGCAGCATTAGCATTAGCTATCTTTTTCTGCGACTGTCCAGTTATTAGATCACCTACGAATGACATATCAATAAATCTTTGCGAACCTTATGTAATCAGCACCATCTGGTCCATAATGTTTCATTAAACCCTCTGATTTTAAACCTAACCATTCGGCAAATTTTATCCCTAAAACAAAATCTGCTTTTACAGCGGTTTGTAATCTTTTCACTTTATAAGTTTTTGTTAAAATATCTAGTTTTTTTTTAACGTGTCTAGCAATAGATATAGGGTTTTTCCATACATCGTTAGTTGCTAAGACCCATCCTTCGGCAACATTATCCCATAATATGCCAATGCCGCCTGATACCACAATCTTTCCATCTTTAACAGCAGTAAATGACATTCCTGGTATTTCTAAAAATAACGCATATTTTTTAAATTGTGGTGCAATCTGAATTGCAGGATCATTCATTGGATTGCTAATAATGTGATGTGCATGTTCCTTCTTAAAAGGAATAATATCAATATTATCCATCATTAGTAATTAATCTTGGGTATAATGACAATAAAGTCATAGGTAGAGCTTGATCCTGTACTACAAAAAGATATCCATCAGTTTCAAAGTTACCTCTAAATTCAATTTTTTTATCTCCGGTAAATAAAGGAACAGCAGCATCCATAGATGCGGCAGAAGATCTAAATGGTATCTCTTCTAAATTATTTAAGTCTGGACCCACTTTAGCTCCAACTGTTTCATAAAATCTTAATGTAACGTCAAATATTCTTTTTGTTTTTCCTTGTGAAGTTCCATCTTGCGATCCAACGTCTAATCTCATTGTTTGTAATGTTGATGTGTATGCTAATCCTACTTTTGCAGCAGTTGTAGTTCTATCTAAAGTTATAGATCCTGAAGCAACTGTTTTATCAGGATGTGTTGCACCATTAGCAACAACTCTAACTGTTTGTCCATTAAGATGATCTAATCCTGTAAGTGTAGATGTAGCAGAACCAGAATAAGATAAAGCACTATCTACAAATTGAAATTGTGTAAGTGAACTATCAAATTGAAATGGTGTAAAGTATTCTACATAACGTCTTGTTGTGCCATTAATTGTTCTTTTAACAATAACCCATATTTGATCTTCATCAGTTCTATTATAAGAATTTCCAGAAATAGAAATAACACTTTCAACTATACCATGAGCTGTAGCTCCAAAAGATCCGCCTAATTTATGTTGATGCCAAGCAACAACTTGTTCTGATCTTTGATATGTTAATCCAACTAAAACTCCATCGCCACGAATACCCCAAATAATACTATGTGGTTCTTGTTGATATGTTAATTCATCTAATCCAGTTAGGGTAACATCTTCAGCCAAGATTGTCATATCCGGAGCGACATAACCATCTGTATCAAAATTGTAAGCTAATTCTCTTAATTTTCTTTTAGCGCGTTGAACAAATAAAGTTGCGTTACCAACTGATAATGCATCTATATTAGATGCTCCATAGTTAGATTGTTTTTTAATATTAATATTTGTAGGTGATACTGCAGTTCCAGTAGAATCTGAGTTTAATGTAAATTCACCACCTGATGTTAATATAATTAATGTTCTTGTTGCTTTTAAAGATTGTATGACGTTTACTTGGTTTGATGCGATTGTATAAATCATTGCATCATCTGCAGCAACAGTTCCTCCTCTATTTTCGTGCATGTTCTCATAATCTCCTGATCTTGAAAAAAATAATGTTTGTGGTTGATCACTTGTTCCTGCAAATACTAATCGTTGTTCATAAAAGGTTACGCAAGAAGGATGACCAGTGGTATCTGAGAAAGCTCCTAATGCCCACTCAGTAGTAGTAGATGAGGAACCCATATCTTTTATAACTGTTACTGTTGCAACTGTTGTGCTAGTGATAGCTGTAATTTCTCCATAACCATCTCTAAAAGTAAAAAGTCTGCCAACATCAGTGGATTGAAAACCTGTGTCATTATTTATTCCTGTTACAGCAGATGCTGTTAAAGTTCTGCCAGTTCCAACTGTATGTGTAGACATACCAAATGTTGTAGTTGTAATATTATCATCTAGGTAGGGTCCATCAGTAAAATCTACTTCTGTAATTGTCCAGGAAGTATGTCCAGTTCTTGATAATTTTTTAACTGAATAATCAGGATGACACAAATACATTACGTCTGCTGATTGAGCATATTTAATATTAAATAAATCTGCAGTTAAATAAGTTGTGGTTAAAGTATAAACTCTATTTGCAATACCACCAGATGTGTATGCAGTATAAGATGTAGTGTTTACATTATTACCATCTATATCTTGTAATTCAAATGTATTAGTAGCAACATTTGCAACTTTAAATCTTTTATTATTAACTTGAGTCATTCCAACTACACCTGTGATAACAACTGTATCTCCATTAGAATAACCATGAGCTGATGATGTAACAACACCAGGATTTGCTTGAGTGATACCTGTAATTGTTTTATTGGATTCTAATACAGCTCCATTGTCTTTATAAAAACGAATATAATTATTTCCAAATTCTAAAGCATAAGATTGTTCAGTAGAAAATTCAAAAGGGATTAATCTTGTTTTTTCAGATGATGTTTTGACTTCTGCTACAAATGTTGTTCCTGGACGTCTTGTTACTGAACCATGAGGTTGAACTATAAAATTTTCTAAAGTTTTGCAGCCACTAAAATATTTTTGGAAGTCGGTTCTTCCTTCCATGCGATCAGATAATTGACCCCCAGTAAAGTTAGTAAGAGCGGTTGATACTCTTGCCATAATTAAAACCTACTGTTGATAAATTCGTCTGATAATATTACATCAACTTGACCCATATTAGGATCTGTATTTTGACCCTCTGTAGCATCAACGTGTTTAGCTTCTGCAAGTTTTTCTTGATAAATCTCTTTCATTGTTGTTACTAATGTAGCATTAGCAGTAACAGCAAAAGCAATATCTGCAGCTAAAGCAGCAGAAATAGTTTCAGCAAGTAATGTATCATATTCATTTGGATCAGTAACTAATTTTATATATTGAAGTTTTATAGGTGTTACATTTGCCATTATTTTTCTACCTTCAATTTTATAATCATAATCATAATCTGATATTGTAATAACTCTTAGACAGTCAGATGGTAATGTAAATTGATTAGCCCAGCCCCAAGCAGGAGTTGTAGTATCTGCAGCAAGCTCTTGTCTTGCTATTAAACAGTTCCATGTATGAGATCTAAATACAGCATTACGAATGCTTTCATATCTTGCATTACACAATCTTGCATTTTTACTATCTTCTGTAAGAGACAGAATTGTAGATGCTCCTAATTGATTTAATGCATTATTACAAATTTCTACTACTGATGCCATATTAATCTTTCTTTACTACAATATTGTATTTTTGCCAAATTTCTTCTTGCGTTAATCCTTGTTCATTTTTTTTTTGTTTTGATCTACTATCTATTTGCTTTTGCTCTATAATCTCAACTAATGCGTATCTATATACATCGCTAGAGTTACCCCATTGAAAATGTAATAAAACTTTAGGTTCTGGATATGGAAATAAACATCCTGGATCAAAATCACTTAGTGTCATTTTTAATAATATACTTTCTTCTTAGTTTTCTAGGTTTAACCAAAGCAAATATTTCAGCTTCTGTTAGTTCTAGATCTTTATCAAAACCATAATGTGCAGTTGATGTATGTTTAAATCTATCAACTAGAACATAACGATAGATATAATCTTTATTTTGGAAATGTAAAATTGTTTTTGGATTGTCTAATTTTTTCATTAATTGATAGTGGGGATTTTTAGTCCCCACTATAAATGTGTCTTTTAAATTAAGCTACTACGTAAAAAATAGCGATTTTAAAAGTACCAGTTGAAGTACCAGTAGTAGTGATAATGATATCAGTTGTTGCTGAATATTCATAACCAAAACCATCAATAGCATTTAATCTAGTGATTGTTGCTGCAGAGTCAGTTGCAGTTGATGTGATAAATCTATCGTCATCAGTTGCATCTCCAACTTTAGCAGTTGTACTTGTACCCATATCATCAGCTTGAAGGATTACATCATACACGATTGCACCAGCAGGCAAAGTAGCTACAGAAATAGATCCTGCTGCTAAAGAGCTAGCTTCGTACGTATCGTACTGAACTCGTAATTTTCCACCCCATTTAGATACGTCTACCATATCTTTTGGTGTGTTCTGACTTAATTGGTAATTTACTCCATTAGCCATAGTTTTCTCCTAGTTAGTTGGTTATTATTCGTCGCAAGCAATTTCTACAACTTTTTCTTCTTCCATTCTAGTTGCGCCAATGCTCATGCAGTAGTAAACTTGAGTGCTGTAAGATTTATCAGCTCTCTCATCTATTCTTGCCATAACATCTTTACCAATAGCTAATTTAATAGCATCTTGTGTAAACGCATATACAAGTCTGTCGTCAGTATTAGTTGCATCAAATTGCAATCTGTTAGACATAATGAACTTAAATCCTAGAAAAGAATCTAATTGACCCTGAGCTAGAGCTTTAACAGTGTTAAAGTCAGAAGATTTAACTTCAGTTGTATTTAACAAATCAGCTATTTGTTTTGGACCAACAACGATGAATCTAGGTAAACTAGGATCAACGTCAGCAGAATCCAATATTCTTTTAGCTTCTAAAAGTTTAGCAACAGTTAAACCAGTTGTTTGTGATGCACTGTAAGGTTTTTGACCAGCAGGAAGCGATACAGAAGTAGCGCCTGTTTCACCAGTATAACTTGTGCCACCAAGAGCTGAAATGATAACATCATCCATAGCTCTTCCCATAGCAGCAGCCGCAGCTTTTGCATAAGAAGAAGTTGGATCAATTAGCATTCTTACTTTGTCTTGGTTGTCTATTAGATCAGCCCACTCGTAGTCTGCAAGACTAACTCGTCTACGACTGTGAGGGGTATCTATTTGTGGGGTGTCCGCGTGGCGCGATGTTCTTAGAACCGCAGTAGTTTTACCTACTTGATCAAAGAAAGCATTTTTGCCAACGATAGTTTCAACATCCACAGCTCCTCTTAATACTGATCCCATTTGTTGAGACAGTAATTGTACGTTTGAACTGTACTGCTGTACAAAAGCAGTTGTTATTTGATTTGACATATTGTCATCTCCATTGGTTAAGTTTAATTAAAAATAAACGAATGGATTTTCCACAATGTGGATCTATTCTAGAATTTTACATCTTCGTAGATGTTTGTCTTTTCCAAATGCCAATAGGGTCTTACGATTATCCTAGTGATTTGCTCTATACATCAGATAATTGCTGACGTAAAGCAAAAACTTCTTGTACAGCTTTATCGTGATTTGGATGTGTTTTATTCCAATATGCAGATCCTGGCGCTTGTAATTTAGCTATTTCATTCTCTATTTCATTAGGAGTTAAATAGTTTGGACCAGATTGTGCCACAAAACTATCTTCACCTACCATATCAGCTAATTGAGCAAATGCTTTAACAACTTGAGGATGATCACCTAATTTAGTGCCATTTTCTAAGTTCATATTTAAAACATCTTCACCAACATATTGTCTAGCAAGTTGAGATGCTTTAGTTATTTTTTGTTCAAAAGCTCTGCCAAATTCTTTACGAAGTTGTTGTTCACTTTCAACACGAGCTGTTTCAGCAGCTGCATCTAAACTTTTTAAGTTTTCTTGCATAATGTCATTATAAAATTTAACAACACCTTCTGCTTGTTGTGGCAATAAACCAAGTTTATGAGCTTGTTGTGAAAAAACTTTTAGCGCATTTTCATCAATGGTTGTATCTTCGCCAATGTTATATTTATATTCTTCAGCTGATTTGGGTCTGCCTAGTTTATCAAAAACTACATTCCAATCTTCCTCAGTTGCGTGTTTATTAGGTAGTGGTATTTTTTCTACACCAACTAATTTTTGTGCATGAATATAACTTTTAGCTAAACTATTAATATCTTTAATAGGTGCTAAAGATTTATCTGCTCTAATATCTTCAGCTAAACTAGCTTTCCAATCTGCAGCAGCTTGTTCAACTGCACTTGTAACATTATTATTTACTGGAGAAGTCGCTGGACTTCCAGATGGTTGAACTACTTGTTCCACCACTCCCTGTTGATCACTCATTATTTCCTCCATTTTTTTTGTTGATCATTGATTTAATAAATAGATAGACAGATCTTTGTCCCTCTAAATATGCGCTCTCATAACTATCTCCTTTAATAAAAGTAGTTACGTTAGCATTACATCTTCGCTC